ACTCCATTCTTAAGGTCTTCCTTTAGCTGGTACTTGTCAATCATTTCTTTTCCTCATTTAGCAACTTTTCTAACTCATTATAACCGCCGATGAACGCCTTGTCAACTGTTATTATAGGAAAAGTTCTCGCATCCGGGAACATTTCCAGAATGGTGTCACGGTCAAAGTCCTTGCCTAACTTATAGACAACATGATCCTTTGCCTTGAGTTTTAATAGGGTGATTGCTTTGTCGCAGAATACACATTGATCTTTTGAATACACTGTAATCATGATATCTCCATTTAGAAAGTCTGTGGATGTGGCAAGTGTTGCATTGGTGATAGAGGATCCGGTTTGCGTGGGCAGCAAAGTTCAATCAACTCTTGCTTGTTAGGGTCATAGTCGAAGATGGTGCGATACTTGTGTTTCTTTTCCATCTTATGTGGTGTTATCATAACACCTAATACCATCAATGTCAAGACAAGATGTTTCACTTCTTCACATGTGACTTTCTTACTCTGACCATAATCCACGAGTTGTAATACGCATCGGTAAGCAACGCATCTTTGTCGAATTGTTCCTTCGCTTCATAATACGACGCTTCGCCTTTGCTCTTACATAGACGGATGATTTCTCGGGTGAACTTCTCCTTACCGAAGATTTCCACATGTTGTAAAAGTTCTTTATTGCTGCCATAGTAATCCAGCCAATCGGAATCAATCTGCTTCTTTACTCGTTTGCCTTTCTTCTTGGCTGAACGGGTAAACTTAAACAGTTTCTTTCCAATATACTTACGACCTGTTGGAACACAGGTGATAACATAGACGAAGGCTTGATAGCCTTCTGGTACTTCTGTAAAGGGTTCGTCTTGATAGGTCCACATGGACCTATATATTATTCTTCGTATTCTTCTATTTCAGGTGGATACTTTTCATTATAGGCTTCATCAAACGACGGATCGATGTTTAGATATCCGTCAAGACCTTTGATTTCAAAGTCCTCTAAAACTTCCAATAGTATCTCATACATTGCCTGCCTATTCTCGGCGTCAATGTCACTCTCTGATAACTGTTCAATAAACTGTCCAAATATGGCTGCTCTTTCTCCGGCCATTACTCTTTGTCCTTTCTAAAGTAAGACATATAGGCTTGGAATGAATCAACCATCATTTTGTATCCAATATTGGACACTACCATAAAATTTCTATACCACTCATAAGAGGTACTCCTGGCCAGTATGTCTGGGTTTTTTTCTTTCTTCTTTCGTTTATACTTCTTTTGTAACAGGGTCTTATCACTTATCATAGTCTCAAAAAATTGTGTTCTCTTTTCATTCGCCGCTTGACAAGAAAGCAAGTAAGGATCAGGACCCATCACCTTCCTTGCTTTTCTCATCTTTTTTGCTAAGTGCCTGGCAAAATGTAACTGTTCATGTAGGATTTCATCCAGTTCATTCATAAAACTTCCATGGTGAATAGCGCACGAGTGTATAGTTCTGGATCAAATGGAATCTTCTGTCGAGCAAAGACAACAAAGCCAAGGTCGCCAGGCTTCATAACCTCACGCATTGATTTACCTGTAGTATAAACATCATCAACTACAAGATGAATGATGCTGTTAGGTGTTTTATACTTTTCTAATGCATTAGCAAGTTTGGTACCACCACGTGGAATGCCATAGACAGAACCAAACTCCGTCTTTTCGCTAATCATCTTAGCAAGGCAATCCCAATCTTCGTTTGTGAGTGCGTCACACTCAATCTTCCAATCAAGTTCATTGCCTGCATGTGAGGTGAATTTGCCGAGTTGAAATAGGTTCATTCTTTCGTGCCTTCCAAAAACTCTTTATGATCTTCCGATCCGACCCACTCTTTTAGATCATCATGCTTATGAAGTTCTTGATGATAATACTCATAGTCATCTTTATGAACCCACTCCTCCATTGGACCAACCATTCCTTCTTTCATTTGTAGAAAGACATGATCTTTTAGATATTCTGTGTGATCACGATCTCCTGTGTTATTCAACAAACTGAAAGACATTCTATTGGCACTATCTCTCTTTGGTCTTACAAAGACATAATCTGTTTTGGGTTTCATGGTACAATCCTAATAGTTGTGTCCGAATCCTGCTTTACAATGCTATAAAGAGTAGCAGCATTGCTTGGAGAAAGGCGAACACAGCCGTGAGAAGCGGGTCGACCCAAAGCACCAACATGAGGAGTAGCGTGAATTGCGTAACCACCGCTAAAGAAGATAGAGTGAGGCATCGGGGCATTGTCGAACTTCTTTGAGTAGTGCATTGTTTGGAGAGAATAAGGATGGAAAGTACCAGTGGGAGTATAATAACCCTTGCGGGCGGTTGAGACTCGCCACTGATACGAGCCATAATCACTATCAACCTGCATCAACTGGTGAGACTTGCTAATAGTGATATTGGTTTCGGCGAACGCTGGCATGGAAGCCAGCATCGCCATCATTACGATAATCTTTCTCATATTTCACAACCTCCTGCGGTACATGCTAATGTTTGAACACCTTCAACATTGTCATCCATTTCAACCAACGTGTCCCAATCAAGATGTTCTGGAATTGTTGGTAGCATTGCTTCATACAAGTCTTGTGTGATTTCCTCGTATGGAGCCTGACGATATGAACCACCATCATGAGGCAAGAATGATACACCAGACATTTCGTCAAAGTGATCATACACCCACGCACCAACTTTCATCCATTCATTTTCTTTGACGTTGATTGTAACTGATGGCTTATGTTCGCACCATGCTTCCTGATAGATAGCCCATAGTTCAAGATGCTTGATAGCGTCAATATCGTCTCTTACAACTGCGCCCTTTGGTGCTTTCATTGGAAATGAGAACACTGTTGTGGAGTCAGGCTTCATAACATCTGGCTCCCATGGCACACCCTTGTCCTTCATAAACTGTGTAAGCGGGTCTTTATTGTCCGCACGGACACGACGAATATAATAATTGCTATGACGAGGATGGATACCAGAAGCAGAGTCACAGAGTTGTGAGACTGTTCCTGATGGCTTAACACAGGTAATTGCGGCTGCTGGATTGATGCCGAGTGTTTGGGCGAGGCTATCATTGACACGGATCGCATACTCACGGAGTTCACTTAGTCTCTCCTTTATATTCTTATCTTCTGGATTGTTAAACAACTTGGAGTCATAGATGCCTGTAAGAGAAACACCAAGTAGTCTTTCTTCTTCGGCGTTCTTAACCCAAATCTTTCTTAGATACGGGAAATCAGTGAGAGTAGACTGGAAAGTACCGAGAATAGTAGCAACCTCAATCTTCTCCTTAATCTGTTCAATAGTGTCTGTGGCTCGGATAACCACCTCTGTGAGATTACAAAATCCATATGGTCTAAGGATGATTTCACTGCACGGGTTTGTGCCGAATAGCTGATCATGATTGCGTCTTCCGTTTCTTTTGGCAATTTTCTGACATGCTTCACGACTGAATAATCCTCTCTCTCCTGATTTGCTTTCGTATAGTGAAACCCATTCCTGCATGAATGTGCCAACTTCTGGCTTCTCATTATACACAGCACTATTGTTTGATAGGGCTCGCTGTGGATTTGCTTCCCACCAAGCACCTGCTTTAGCATGACGCATACGGTCATCTGATAAGTTAGATAGGCTGATCATTGCGGATCGTCTTACGCCTCCGACTACCACGACCTCGCCTATCTTACACATGATGTCATGGCACTCAAGGGATGTGAGGCGTCGACCATGTGCGTTCTTAAACATCTTAACAACAAACTTAAACAATTCTGAAAGCGGGCCAGGACCTGACGAACGACCACCAAATGTCTTTAGAGGAGCACCTGCTGGTCGAACCTTTGTCAGATCCCACTTGGGAATCTCACCCGTGTATAGCAATGCGATAAGCATACGCAAAGCCTTGGCCCATCCTTCCTTACTATCACGGACAGATATGATAGTTTCAGAATCAAACATCTTCTCTGGAATCTCTGGTAGTTGATTGATGAACTGACGTTCAAC